CTATTCCGTTGCTACCTCATTGCTAATATGTTGCAAGTTCGTTGCTACACTCCATTTCTTGATCTTGTATTGGAAGTTGTTCCGGATCTTGTTTACTGATTGTCTTGTAAGCTTTGTGACGGAAGATATTTGGGTATCGGTGAGCTTTTGGGAAAGCAAATGTATGAGGATATATCTAGCGTCTACCGCTTCTTCCGAGTTGCTATGGATCATATCGATCTCCTCTACTCCCGTCTCTTTCGACACGGCTACGACCAGTTCTTTATATAAATCTATATTTTTCATGTTGTCAAACATATATAGTTGAAAAACAAAACATCGCAAAATCTGTTGATAAAGCTACGGAAGCCCCTTAACAGTCCCTGCGATGTTAGCCCGTGTATGATTTGGTCGTCGAAACGGGTTGGGGCTTTCTTCTTTCCCCGCCCCTGGGGATATATTGTTAACGATGCCGGCCTTCTACTTTACCGGTTTCCGATTAATTTCTGATTATCTCATAATTTTTCCTCCTTTCATTAAACATTTTCCATTATTCTTTGTTGTTTTTCAGATTAAACTTTTCATACCGGGGAGGTCTGTGAAGATATTAGCCGGTTAATTTCTGAATAACTTAAGCATTAACACAATAGATAGTATTACAATTACGCCAACAGCCCAGCCGCCAAGCTCTATTTTCATTTGTTGCCACCGGGTTAATTGTTTCTCCACCGGATAAGGGATCTGCACGGAATCAGTCAGCATAACCGTATCTGTCTTGTTAATTGTTAGATACCGGTATTTATACCGATATTTCTCCTTGTATACAGTATCTCCCTTTACGAATAGGAATATACTGTCATGCTCATAGATGCTGTCAAAACGGATACTATCACGTGTCTTATACTCCGTCTTCACAGTCTCTACCGGAACATACTTGATGCTCCGGCAGGATGTGAGACATATTGCCAGCGTCAATAGAATGATGTAGAGCAAGTTTTTCATAAAATACTATCACTTGAGGACCACTTCGGACCCGACAATAAAGTATTCAGTTCCTCACCTTCGTAGACAGGATAAGGATAAACCGGCTCTTGCGGAGTCTCCTCTTCGTCCAGCAACGACAAAGTCATGACACTTGGGAACAACTTTTCATAGTGATCCAATTTCATAATCACCTGTGTACCGTCAACACTCTTTCTCGGAACTAGATGTAGTTCGTCAAGTACCTCCTGCGGTATCTCGTTCAAATTCGCTGTGGGGAATGTAATGTATTTCATATACTTTATTTAATAGTGCATTTATTATTCCACTTGGCTGCTTCCAATACTTGTTTCTGCGTTATCAGGGATTATGTTAGCATAAGGCGTGTTTATAAATTGAACGTAGCCGAACAAAGTAGGACTCTTATTAATCATCCAATCGACATAAGTTCCAATCTCTGCACCATACTCCCTATAACCAAGAACATTCCCATGACCATTAGTATAATGCCAGTCAGGTATTTCTGGTCTTTCTTTTGCCATATCAAGGACATAAATATTATCAAATATGGTTGCCATATATCTAATTGCATTATTCAAGTCCTTGAATCCACCAACGCCCATTATACCACCGTCATGTTTTACTCCTTCTTGCTTCATTGTGATAACAAAAATCTTTGCATTAGGCACTTGTTGCTTAATCGTATAGATAATTTTTGCATAATAGCCATAGAATGATTTTACAAATACGCCATCTGCCAAATTAATATCAGCAGGGCTTCCCAAATAAACACTCCAATTATTTTTGTTCGGATTCCAAGTATCACTCTTCCACATATTGTAATCGTTATGTCCAAGAGCAATGAAATAAGCCTCACTATTATATTTACCTGATGTTAACTGCTCATGAAAGGGCATTGGATTGCCATCCTCTTTTAAAGCACCTTCTATGTTCATATTATCCAATGACGGCTTCCTGTCATCATCAAAAAATGTACGAGCGGCAAGCCCACCTTGTGCAATAATATATGGATTGCAATGACAATCTTTGGCGAGAAATTTACCCCAACTGTAGTTATACATATCGGTTTGACCACTTTTATCATCCGAATTGTCAGTTGCATCACCAAAGATCATGCACCCTGCCGAAAGGGAATCACCAATCACGCATATATTGGGAAAAACAGAAACTGCACCACCATAGATAACGCCTTTATCGAATGGTTTTTCGTCATTATACTCAAAACTCTTTATAACCTCCTTACTGTAATCTTTAGTGTAGACAACAATCTTATCAAGAGAGTTACAAATCATCCAACCGTCTTGCGAAATTACAACAGGTTCGTCCGTATATGATTTCTCTGAAATGTACACAAATTTTAAGCTGTTGTCTGCCAAAGAAAAAGCGGCAGAAGATGAAGAACCTCTTCTTGCTGTTATATAATAAACTTCACCTTTCTTTACTTTTAACTTTATGTAATTATACGACGAATTAGCGCGCACATCTGTAGCATCACCACCAACACCTACATTTGTGTTTAAAAAATATCCTTGGACAGCCTCTGAAGAATAATCCTTGCCGAAAAAACCTTCGTTTTCTTTAAAAAATGAGATATCAGTTTCAATATCATGCATTTTACTAGTAATCCCCTCTTCAACCTCAAAAAAATCAAATTCACAAGATGGAATTTTAAGTGCATATAATAAAAAATAAAGGTTACTTTCATCAGAAGGGGCAAAGAAACTATACTGTATTTCAGTACTTCCTGTAGCAATAACTGGATGACCGATGTCAACAACATCCGAATCGCTTCCCTCCTGTCTTGACAAATAGAGATAGCAAGTGCTTGCTGCCGCTTGTGGCAGCTTAACACACATCTTATACTCTCTGTTTCTCACTAATGTAACGCCACTCACAAGCGTGTTAAATTTGTTAACAAGGATTTTACTTTTATAAAATGGTTCTGACTTGCCGTTTAATGATGTAGTTATACCATCAAAGTTCCCATCAATCGCAGTAGCTAAAGTGCCCCACGATTGTTCACTGTCTTTTGCTATATCAAATATCTTTTCCATAATATCATTCGTTTTTAATTAATGTTTCATTTGAAATTAAAGTTGAGTTGCTTAACATTGTCAAGTAACTGGAGATAATCATGTTTATCTTTTGAGGAGACTTGCCTACCTTTCCCGTAATCTCGTAAACGCCATTGTCACCGGATATGGATATGTCACTGATAGCATTGCACGATACCTCCATTAGTTTATCAGAAGTATTTGGTAACGTTACAGTGATGGTAACCATGCTATCTACAGAGATATATTCTCCGGGATTAACAGAATAGGAAATGGAAGAATAAGGTAGATTACTCTTCACTATCGGTCTAAACTCCACCATATCTGGATACAGCGTACCCAGCTTATGCTTCTTCAACTGGCGCTCTATCAAGAACTCGGACATGCTATAAGGGAAGGACATGAGAAAGTAGATAGCCGCATTAATAAATCTAGTATCATTATCGCGTATAGTGCCTAACCACATTACATCTCTGTCTTCAACTTGTCCAGCCGTTAATGCCTTACCGTTATAAGAATATTTACTCTGGTAGCTAATAATTCTTTCAGTATTAGGATTATCAAAGTCTGTTGTACTAGAAAAACTAACTTCACGAGCTTGTGTTTTGGTGAAAGTTTCAAAAATGAAAGAGCCTTCCCCTATTTTATGCATTTTTGAAACAATAGACCCAGCATTTACAAAATCATCAGGAGTAGATAAAAATTCTCTTTCTGCAATGAAAGTATAATCTTTGTAAATCGGCATCCCTGTTACCTTACCAAAGTCATTGATACCATCTAATAGAATACCACCTTTACAACTAGGAATAATACTATATTTTATAGAACCTTTAGTTGACTTAGGAAAATACCATTCTGATAGAACAACATTTTCTGCATTTTCAGGAAGTTCTGTATATCTATCTTTAGTATACATTTCTAACTTATGATAACCTTTTCCAACTGGTTCATTTATAGGAATAGCATACTTTACTCCATCTACTTCATATTTGCATTCGTGTACTAAGAAATTATTATCTTGATAAAGATAAACATTTATAGGACTATATACTTTATCTAAATCAGAATCTCTTTCTATTCTACTTACCCAATAACCATTTGTAGTAGATTCTACAATTCTAGTAAATTCATCTATTTGCTTTATTATTGAAGTTGAAGAAGACTCACTAGTCCAATCTTTAAATGTTTCATATTGTTTGGCTGCAACACCACTACCCCCTTTCCAAGCTAGATTATACATTTGAATATCTCTACCATTACCGGAAAAGTCAATCAGCTTGTCGCCAAACTCTGCGTGGTTCTCGTTGGTGATTCCCTGCTTAGCAATATTGCAATAGATGTCAGGTCTAAGCGTTCTATCCAAGTTGAAGTAAGCGATTACTTGGTTGATTTGGTCGGTAGTCAGTACCTTGTTGGCGATGATTGTCCAGTACCAAGCAACAGAAGAAACATGAACAGCCCCATTAATGACGTGTTCAAATCCCTCTACACTAAATTTAGCCCTAAATAAGTCACTTACACTACTATCTGATACTATATCTGATTTTTCAGTAGTATAATCATTCTTGTCTCCCAATATGTTATTTATAACTGTTGGAGTACCTTGTTTAAAGCTATAACCATATATTCCTGTTTTACCAACATTACTAACTCTATTAGAAGTCCAGTAATTATCAGAAGTTCTTATATAGTTAGTGTATGCATTACCGCCCACATCTTGTCCTGAAGATATTAAGTGAACCATAGACACAGCTGTAAATTCTGTGCTTCCTCCCAGCATCTCTTGTACGGTCTTGGTGGAAGTAATCAGGTCGTCTATTCCGTCGGTGACGAAGGCATCTTCGAAAGAGGGGATTTGCTCGATTACAAGGTTAGACCAACCTAATCCCGTCAGGTTATTAATGAAGAATCCGCATATTCCTGTTGATGTAAAAGCAGGAATATTATTATCCCCGTTAAACATTTTAATCGGACCTCCGTCTGCAGCCGGTCTTTGAAAATAAAGAGCACCATTATCAGGAATTCCTAGTATGCGAATATGCATCTCTTTAAATTCTACTCCCGATGACCTATATGCTATCCAATTTTTAGTCGGATTAGAATTTGTTATTTTGTCACTGGTTAATTTTGTGCCAGTTTCAGCAACCCAATTTGTAAAATCATCTTCATATTTCCCAAACCCGCTATTAAGCTTGAAAGCTGCGTTGCTGATTACAAACGGATTGTCAGGGTCTACTAGATTCTTGACAATAGCCCTGTCCGGATCTTCGTTGCTCTTACCGTAGCAAATGCACACAGCTTTCAAGGAGGCTAAGACTTCTGGGTCGATGTAGGGGCGTTCGGACGAACCACGAGAAGGCTTACCGATTCGGTTCAATCCGATCCGGTTAAGCCCTATTGTGTTTAATGAGACTCTATTAAGCATCATTCAGCCTCCGTTAGGATTCCACTTGTTATTTCTGTATAGCTTTCGATACGAATCACCTTCGGATAAACCAAGGCGTCAAAATCGTAATCAAACACTTTGCCGGAATCACTTTGGATATACCCCGGAAGAAATACAGGATCAAAACCTCGGCTTTCGGCTGTCCGTTCATCCATTGATTCAGTTTCGCTACCGGTCTTCTGATAGATTCTGATTTCTGATCCAGAAACACGGTCTAAATGAATATTGAAATTGCTGTTAACAACGACTTCTGTTGCATAAAGACCCTGATTCGTTATTTGGGTAAATTGTAAATCTGCCATGATTGTTCCTCCTATTGATTATAATTTTAAAACCTGTTTTTTCACGTTGCAGCTATCATAGCTAACATGAACCCATGAGAAGTTCTTCTCATCTATCAGCTGTGTAAAAGGAAGTTCAAGCTCCTGTACGAGATTGAATAGCCTTTTGTTTTCCGCTTTTGTATTCGGAGTGCCAACTATATCGGCCGCCATTCCTTTCATGTGCTCGCTGGTCTTACTTCCTCTTACAGCCTTGTTTAATGCTTCGCAACGGTATCCGCTTGTTACAGTGATAGGTTTGCCATAGGCTTCCCGGAGAGGATCAAGAACATTGTCTATTAATCCATTTACATTGCATATCAATGCTTTCGGCAGGCGGTTGTCTATACCACGTCTATCTGCCGTTTCGCTCTTTACCATTTCGGCCACTGTGAAATACTTTCCCATATATCTTTCCTCCTATAATATCAATGTTAATACTCCCAATACCAGACCTACGCAATCGCAGATGATGTCTTTAATTGAAAACTCTGTTTTCTTGCAGTATTTGTCGTATATCTCCTTCAGGACGAAGATCACGACGGTTATAATGATTGCTGACCACAGTGGCGTATATTTTGATAGCCACATAACTAAGTTCTGGCATACTATAATATGTGCCATGCCGTCTATTCCGATCTTGGATAGAAGCTTGCTGGCTAATGCGCTGATTTTATTTATTTGATTCATGTATTTCCTCTTTTTCTATAATTTCTTTTACATCTTCCTTATCAACCTTAAACACCTTCTTGCCAAACACGCCCAAAGCCCCGATAAGATTGATGTTAATCCCTTTGGGCTTCAGTATATTCCCGACTATCGAGCATCCCTCTATGAAACATACCAATAAGCAGGAATACACATCTATAGGATATTCATTGTGACTTGCTACGCTAATCATGCAGACCATGCAGACGAAAGCGAAGTAAGTGACCATCTTCCCCATAGTGGCACGGATCGCACGTGAGAATCTGACCTTTTCGCCCATTAGCATACTTTTCCTCACTCCGAATAGGAGATCACAGAGGATTACAGCACATGAGACAATCAGCCATGGAATCATATTTTGCAATGATTCGGCAACAAATGCAGTGGCTATTGCGGCAAATCCTCCGGTTGTGGTATGTACTATTGCTTCTTTCATAGGATACAAGTCAGATAAACGGTTAACAACGAAATTACCTCAATCCAGAACATCGGCTTCCTCTTTATGAAGTTAGAGATGAAATTGCCTGTCCAGTGCTCACTCATGGAGATAACCATGTAAGCGATGAATCCAGCCCATAACAGTAACCAATACCAAGAATTGCAACCTACCCATATCTGGGAAAAGATTAAAGACATGGCGGCACCGATACAGTGAGCATTTTTCTGGCTTCCTTTGAAATTGGGAGATACACCCAATACAATCATCCCGACAACCGAAAGGAATACAAGAAACTGGCTGTTTTCCGTGCTTGCTTCAAATGCTGCCGGGAGAAGCAATGTACCGGAGCCGATCATACATAAACCGAACCAGAACTTATGCGTCAGGGCATAGTAGGTATCACTGATAGAATAAGGGATTTCTTTCATCTTCTTTATCATTGCAAAGACGTATCCGGCAATGAGAATGAACGACATTAATACTAGTAGAATCATAGCTTTATTTGTTTATAGTTTATATAATTATTCTTCTTGTGATAGAGCATTACTGACAGCTATTCGATCAATGACACGAGTAAATAACTGCGTATACTTTTTTAGAGATTCTGCTTGTTCAGGAGATATATCAACTTCTCCTTTCCCGTATATATCTTGAGCAAGATTAAATTCTCCAAGATCACCTGTATTTTGATAAATCGCATTTCCGAATGCTTTAGATACATCGACGGTACTCTTGTTCCCTTCGAGATCGGTTAATTCTATTTTTCTGAAATCTATTTTCATAATTCTGTTAAAATTAATTCTTCTAATTCATTTATCCTATCTCTGACCTGTTGGCGCTCCAAATGAAGGAGTTCGACATCATAGGGAAAGGCGTTTCCTGTTAACTGTGCTTCCATACATTTAATAATCTTATAGTCAGATTTTGAAAGTTTCTCTTTTAGTTCATTAATAATGGCTTGATTGTCTTTTGAAATAGACCAACATTGGACTATTTTATTATCTATGACTTGATAATTAGAAGTTGCCTTATCTCCTTCTATGCAAATAGGTTTATCATCTTGAATATATTCCATATATCCAAGATGCTTTAGTTCTTCAATTTGTGTGTTATTTATACAATGAAGAACTTCTATTTCACTTTGATTTATAATCTTTGCTACTAACATAATATCTTATTGTTCTTGTCTATTCCACAGCCAATATTGACCATCATAAAATATTGTAATTAAATTATAAGTACCACCATATCCTCCATTACCATTATCGTATACTGCAGCCAATTGAGTAGATTCTGTTGATCCATATACCATTTTTATAACATTTCCTTCATCATCAAAAGAACTACTTGAATTAATATTGACTATTCGAGGATTCATACCTCTTATAAAATACATTTTCCCCGGCCATGGTTTAGTAGGAAGATACAACGTTATAGTACTTGAATTATAACATGATATATATACATCGTCAAGCGTAAGAGTAGTTCCATACGACAGCCGTCTTGATTTTACGCCAAAACCGGATATCCAACCACCGGCAATGGCTATCGCAGAATTATCTATTGCAGCCCCTTTAGCTCTAACATATATACCTATATTAGATGCACCATTATCTACGCAGTCAAAACGTGCCGTAGCTACAATTCCTGTTGAAGAGGGGAAAACACCGGCACCTATGCTGGCGTATACGTCACCATCAGAAAAACGAATAAAATTACGATAAAGGCTTAGTCCATTTTTATTACCATCAAGGTTTGCATCTTCAACACCGATATGGTTATTTGAAATTTCAAATCCTGCAATTGTTCCCTCTACGGCTGCTAGTTTCTTTACGGTCAAATTATCAACATCAATAAACTCTGTTTTTATCTTTCCCGCCTCTATAAATGTCTTTCCGCCTACGGTCATTCCACCGGTTTCAGGTAGGGCTATTTGACCTTCTTTTGTCAATTCAACGGTTGTTACATTATGCTTGATAGCTCCCCCCGTAATCATCCAACCCTCTGTTTTCTCAAGGTTCCCCACGAATATCCCAGAAGTTCCTAATACATCAATCGTCGCATTCTGCGCAAGAAGGACGTTTGTTGCCACGTTCTCGAACTCGCTGAACTCTTCCCACTTCGTTGAGTCAAAAGAGGAAGTAGACGTATGCGTGATCTTACATAACTTGTTCTGACCGTTATAGATTACTGTGTCTATAAATGTCTCATTTCGGTAATACTCGGTATTGGCTTTCCATACCCCACGAGGACGGAGCATTGCACCGGGTAACCCTGTATCTCCTTTATCACCTTTGTCACCCTTATCACCTTTAATTTTACTCCACTTGTATTTTGAAAATACGGTGCTGTCTGCCTCTGTAAAATCCACATATTGACCGATCCATGCTCCGGGAGTCTCACCGTTGTTAGCTGTGAAGCTACTACCATCGTCAGAATATTTAATATGGAGATAACTGGTTTGCCCGTTCTCTCCATCTATACCGGGTATACCCTGCTCGCCTCTTTCTCCTTGTGCACCCTTAAATCTGGACCATGTATATGATGTATATGAAGTCGGAGCCGTAGGGCTTGTAGTAACAGCGGTACCAATATAAGTATTGGGAGTATCTGTCATCGGATCACCGTTAGAGTTTGCCGAGTACTTGACATGAAAATATGAAGAAGTACCCGGAATACCCTGTGAACCCGTAGGGCCACGTTCTCCCTGTGGCCCGGTAGCCCCTTGAGGACCTTGTTCCCCTTGCTCACCCTTTATCTTAGACCATTTGTAATCAGAGAATACATTACTATCATTTTCCTCAAAGTCGGTATACTGTCCAATCCATTCCCCTGAAGTTTCCCCATTATTATCTGTAAACGTTTGGCCGTCATTTGAATATTTAATATGCAAGTATGAAGTCTTTCCATCTTCGCCATTAACACCGGGAATCCCTTGTTCACCTGTTGCACCCTGTATTCCTTCAAATCTGACCCATGTATACTTGGATGGATCATTACTATCCTCCTTAGTAAAGTCTACATAAGTACCGATGAACACATCTGGCGTTTCTGTCATTTGGGAAGCTGTAGGGTTCTGGACGGGAGAATATTTTATATGAAAATATGATGTTAGTCCATTTTCTCCATCTTTGCCGGGTATTCCATCCTGTCCGGCTGGTCCTTGCAAACCTTGTAATCCCTGTGGACCACGCTCTCCCTGCGGTCCTTGAGGGCCTTCAGGACCGACTGGACCTTGTGCTCCCTGCTCTCCTTTGGAAGTATACTTCAACCAGTCAGTAGAAGAATCTGACGGCTCCTGCGTAGTCGTAGATTCAATGCAAATCCATGTACTTCCATTGTGGGTTACTTCGTCATAATACCAATACGTCCCCGCTTTCCATTCACTCTTAAAAGCCGGAATCGGTACTTCCGTCACACCATCGTTAGAAATCTGTTTGATCGTACCGGTCATGTAGATTCTGTTAAGATATGCACTATGTCCGGTCATATCCATTCCAAACAGTTTCAGGTTAGACAGGTCTCCCAACTGCATGGCAATCATATCCTTTGTGATCTCCCAACTATTTACACCTTTAAGGAAGCGGATATAATTCTGCGTGGAATAGCTGGACTTCTGGCGTTCTGCATTGGTGAAGTTACCGTAACAAACAAAGTGCATTGCCTTTTGAGGGTGATAAGTATATCCGCTGCGGAGAACGTATTTAAAAGAACCATTATCCAGCTTTTCGGTGATCCGGAAATAGGTTGTCTGAAAGCCTGTGTCATTGTTGAAGTTAGCCTTGCAAATATCATCCACTTCAACAGCTGCAACCTCGCCCGGTTCAAGCTTCAGGTAAACGATGCTGTTCTCTTCGTCCACTGATTCGATTATACCACCTCCAGGTGCGTTCCATTCCTCACCCGTGATAACTGATACCCGGTTATATCGCAATTCCGGCACTTCAAGGAAATCACGTAGGCGCAACGATCTCGCATCTATATCACCGGCTGGGGTTATCAGCCAGCCAAGTAACTTTTCAGCATAATCAACAGAAGATATATTGCCGGAGAAGGCGGCATTATTGGCTGTAAGCTTATCAAGCACCTTTACAATATTGCTGCTCAATTCTGTTGCAGTTATCGTGTCCGTTACAATACCTTTGGTAACATTAATGCCGTTCAGGAATGAAATAAGCCCTAGGGCTGTGTCATCTTTCGTCTTACTTATAGCATAAGCTATAATCTCCTGAAGCACTCTCTTTGCAGAGAATACGTTTCTGTCAGACGGGATTGTCTTGTCATTAACCCCAATAACATATACACTCGTTCCACCACCTCCAACACCAGACCCGGAATAGGTTTGCCCCTTGTAAGTGAGGGAGTCAAGCTTGCTCTCTATCTCACCGATACGGGAATATGAAGCCGTCTCACCGACTGTATAAACTGGGTGATCGTAAGGAATATCCAGCGGCCACTCGAAGCCGATTATTCTTGATTGTCTGCCTTCCGGGAAAAACGCCTTATTTATCAGGTTTACTTTATCTCCGACTTCGTATGTACGAATATTACCCTTATTGTAGATGAAATCGGCATCCATCTCACAATCGTAGGTGGACGGGTCAATCATGGACTTTTTTACATAATCTTTAGCCTTTTCCAGAAGTGCTTGTTCTGCGTCCGGCAACATCTGTTCGGAGATGTATGCGGTATCAAAGCCGTAAAGGATATAAGTATTAGAAGCTTCCGGATAAAGAACATCATCCGGGAGAAAGCGACCGTAATCCTCATTGCGGACAATTTCGAAGGTTGTTCCAGTGCTATTGCTCTCTACAATGTTGATAGCAAAGTCCATCCCGGCAAGCTTACCAGTTTGGAATATCATGTGAAGTTCCTCACCATCCAGCCTGAAATCTTCTGTAAAGTTCTTCAGTCCCGTATCTTTGAAATTGTAGATCCGATATTCCTTATCGTTATCGTCTACCTTATTATCATGGCTGACGCTGGATATTGTACCCTTGTATTGCGGATATTCATCCTCAAATATAACAATCTCTTCGATTGCCTCCTCTTCCGGCATTTCCACGTTATTCGGATCATCGTAGTTTTCATCTCCGATGTTGATACGTTCACCGGTCGGGCTGTATTTATAAGCGTCTACATAAGAAATACCCTCTGGGAGCATAAGACGTTTTTGAACAACTCCGTTAAGGGTCATTTCCTTATCATCTTTGCTGAAGTAGTTATCGGGAACTTTACCGCTTATGATGTTGTTAATGGTGTACCGGTTACCTAGAGAAGCGGTTACACCTTCTGGTAATTGAATAACGTTTGCTGCGTCACCGGTTAAAAGGTCGGGATTGTAAACAGCATCAAAAGTCCGTCCGGCATTTGCACCGGAAAGGAATGTTACGGAAGTCGTTGCAGAAGAACCGCCATACAGGTTAATATTGTATGTTACATACGCCTGAAAAGTCGATAACAGTTCGGAAGAAACTGGAGCTGGTACGTGAACGTATACCCTTACTTTTAAATCAGAACTGTTCTTGTCGATAACCAACGTGTCGGGAACCTGTATTTTAGCCGCAATCTCATATTGTTGATTTTGGGCTAATGAAACCGTCTGATTGCCAATAATTACCTCTTTTGATTCCCCGGAAATATTATAGATATATGACGCTTTCAATATATAATCTCCTGCTGGGAGAAAAGCACGGTTCCCTATTTGTGGGACGGCTGTTGATATATTGATTGAAATTCCTTCCGAAACAACTTTATAAGAACCACCTTTGGCTGATGAAGTTAAAGCTTTATCAAGTGTCCATTCTGTATAAGAGGGAGTAAAGGGACCGCTACCTTCGTTGCTATTAGCGGTATAGTCTTCCTTATATGTAACTCTTGACGGAAAGTAGTTTATTTTGAGCGGTCTTGACGTATCGGATATATTACGTCCATTAGCCTCTTTTACGTCAAATATCAGTTCTTTCCGGTAACTTGCAGGAATGTTACGAGTGGAACCAAAAGCGTAGACACGGGTCGCATAAGTGGTCTGGCTGTCGCTGCGTGTCATGCTGTTGACATTCACATTTTCTGTGTCTGTCAAATCACCGGCTTTGAAATCAACGGGTGAGCTGTATTCACAACGTCCGAAACAAATTTTATGATTCTCTATCCACCATTCACACTCCCAAGTCTCCGCCATCTGCGTGAGAGCGTCGATCAGGTTTACGTTGTCATAGGAAACGAGCTTGGAAGTGTTTTTTACTGTACTGTCAATCTCGTATATAAATTCTTCTTCTCTGAACTTGTAACCGAGTGCTTTCAGGTTATCAAGAAAGACTTTCAAATGCGTGTCAAGGGTAGCGGTAAGATTCCACGAGGCTTCACGTCCGGTGGTTTCCGGTGTATAGAAAAACTTCTTGTTCTTCCATTTCCAGTAATAAGCATCAAGACGTAATTCGTAGTCGTATGCACCGGTATTGGAGTTGTAGGTAGGCTTATACAGGTCTACCAACTCAAATATACCTAATTCATTGTCTACGTAGTCTCCTAGTTTGAAATAAACCGGATTGGAAAGGCTAAATAGCAAAGTGATATAATCTTCTTGCATCAAAAGGAAGCGTCTCTTCGAACCCTCATTGATAGGAGTCGAAAAGCGAATGTTGCCGGATATGTCTTTGATATATACTAATTCTGCCATATCACAAAGTTCGCAGATAGAAACGTCAAAACATAAAATCCGGCAATCCTATAAACCACAATTTGCCTATTGTGGTAATTTTACTCTCTATTACCCGGATTTGGCTCGTTAAGCTTTACCGAAATCTTTGAAAACGTCCTTGCCGTATTGAAACCGAAAGACTGTGAACGGGTGTAATATAGATGGTAAACCTCCTCTCCTAAGGCGGGAACCTTGACAGTAAATTCCCCTTTTGTAATCTCATTCAGAAATGCCTTATACTTGGTGATGTAGTCAGATGGAGAACTTCCTTGTAAGGTAAAAGTAAGCGTTAGATCCCGTTCGTCAATCTTCCGATTGGCTATAATTATTTTCTTTCCGTCCTGTAAACGGGATTTATTCTCTATAACTTCTTTCATTGGAAGCGGAGCGTAGATAGCTTCAATGAACCCATCTCCCATTCTCACGCCCCACGTTGCGAAAGCGTCTTTATTGTTAATTAATAAGTCGGCCATATATTATAATTTTGATGTATTTCGTTTAACTTCAGCAATATCCGTCTCAATATTCTTCAATGACTTGTTCATGCTTGTTGTATCATCATGAATACCAGTCAACTCCTCATAAGACAGCCTTAACAAATCCCGTGTCTCACTAGCAATGTCCTTTATCCCTGTGGTATTGGCAATAATAGGCAGCATATCCGCTCTCAATTCAAGAATAGACATTGTTTGTAGCTGATTCTGATTCTTGATTTCCTCTCCGGCAATTTGCAAAGCGGTGAAACGTCCGTTAAGCTCGTCGATTGAATCCTGTGACGCAGTGGCAAAGCCTTTCTTTGAGGCTTCTTGGGATGAAGATGAAGACCATCCAAAAACTTCCTCCAGTCGATCACGTTCCGCCAACATCGCATCTGTTATACTTTGTTGCATAGAACGCAACCTGTCTACTTCTGATTCACTGAATAATCCATCTTCTCCAGCTTTAGACCAACTATCATAAAGTTCCTGTATTTTAGTATCGTAGTTCTTGGATATAACAGACTGAAGTATGGATTTTCTTAAATACTCTTCAAAACTATCGGCAAAATCTTTATTGGTGCTATCAAGATCAGATAACAGGCTTACGTAACTATCTCGGAAACTATCAAAGGATATTCCTGTAATCTGCTCCTTTACTGATTCTATGATTTCCGCCTCCGTCTCTCCGTATTGAATAATATCATCCAAATAACCTCTAAAATCCGTGTCCATTTGTGACCACAGACCGGAATAATTTGTCTTTATCCACTCCAGTTGATCGGCTGACATATAAAGCAGGTTCCACATATTGCTGAATTCGACACCTCCAAGAGCACTAGATATTTCTCCAGCTACATCTTTCCAGTTCTGACCTTCATATTTATAGGAGCCTTGCCACATTCTATACGCCATAGAGTGACTGCCTGCACTTGCTCCAGCGTCTAAGCGTTCACTAGCAAGCTCCCTAGTTATATCTCTTTCGGCTTTCAATAGGTCTAAAGCTTCCTTGCCCGCTTTGGTTGCTTCCGCTCCGTATGATTCATTTATATAAGCTTTTTTCTTATCTAAGAGTTGATCCCAAACATCAAGTAATACGTCATACTTGGCTACCATTTCGTTGTAATCAGAATAGTTTGCACCTCCGAGCCCCAAATCAATTCCTAACATCTTGAACGGAACCTCAATAGTTCCACCAATGGCACTAATAACATTGTTCACAATATTTTTGCCAAATTCGACTCCTCCATCTTTCCCAAATTCATCAAGAAGAGAGAGGACAGCTGCAATAATTCCTCCTATTTTGCTACCGGATTCACTTAACGCATCTACCAATCCTCCAACAGCACTACCAAAGCTACTTAAGTTAAATTCCGCACTTCCCAGTTGCTGCATAGCATCAGCAACAGCCGTTATATTACTAATTGCCTTATCCCTGGATTTTTCAACATTGGTCTGTGCATTGACTTGTGTATTTTGAGCTTTATTTACTTTCTTTTGTGCTTCTTCTTTTTCGGCATCCGTTCCTTTCTTATTAGCTTCAACCAGTTCCTCTTCTGCTTTTTTCAGTTGTTCTGTAGCATCCGCTAACTCTTTCATAGAATCAGCCATACCTCCAAAGAAACCACCTTTATCGACAAGGGTATCATTGATGGAATTTATTGCGGTTTCAATAACTTGTATTTGTTCCGGAGTAGCATTTTTGAATTCAGAAGACTTCTTAAACTCCTGCAACTGCTTCTTTATTTTGGTTAGTTGATCTTTAGTAACTTTGCTCAAATCACCGAAAATCATTTCCCAATTTATTTCCTCTTTAAGCTTACTCAAATCCAAGTTAGCTAAAGCTTCCTCAAACTCCTTTTGTAAGGATGCTGCTTCTCCGGCATTGGCGGCTTTATTAATAGCATCTGCATATTTCCGAGTGATGGCCTCTTTTTTCTGTTGGAATGTACCATATTTTATGATATATTCATTCCACGCCTCTTCTTGGTTACGTATTTGGTCGTTAATTTGGCGTTTACTCACATATCCAATAGTAGCATCAATAGAAGAGGTATCTACTTTAACAGAAGAAGGATCGAATGTTTTCTTTTTATAGTTCTTATTTTTCTTTACATTCAATTCTTCCCTTGCATCAAAAAGTTTCCTTTGATACTCAATCTCTGTCCGAATGTAATCTTCTCTCTGGCGTTTTAAGTCTTGTATTTCCTTTTTGTTATCCAAAGCTCTTTGTGCCCGTATTTTTGCTTCCCCTTCCTCCATCGTATTAATACGAGCTTGGAAAGCCTGATTTTCCAAATCTTCTTCTCTTCGCTTTCTTTCAAGAGCCTGTTTATCCAAAAGATTGGCTATCTTCTTTTGTTGGTCTAAAATAGAATTGTAATCTTCATCTGGATCTTCATACTTTCCACCTAGACCAGCAACTGTTACCAACTTCTCAAGAGATTGAGACGATTTTTGATAAGAATCTTGTAGATTTTCTTGTATTGCTATTTCTCTATCAGTTTCTTTTATTCGGTCTTTTATTCCCTCAATTTCTTTAGCTAATCCGGCATAACTTTCTGGTCTGGCTCTCATTTGAGAAAGCTGTTGAACCGTTGCTTCTTTTGCAACTAATTCTTGCTCTAATCTCTGTTTTGTGATATATGCAATATTTTTAGATACTCCAGCTTGAAATGATTTATACCAATTCTTTGCGATTTGATCGGCCGCTGCTGTCGCTTTAGCATTTGCTATAATTTGCCTTGTTTGCTCTTTAATAGACTTTGCGACCTCACCATTTTTTATAGATTCATCTGATAAGTTTTTAAGATGAGAAGGGAACGATCTTTTCAGCTCTTTTACTGCATTATTCCTTTCTTTTGTAGATTTAGTTACATCTGTTGCAATCTTATACAGACTGTTAAGTTTAGTAATTTCTTTTGAACTTTGTTCTATTCCTGTAGATGTTACATTATATAAATATCGTTGAGCTGTATATAAATTCTTGATAGCTTTTTCGGCTTTCCCTAAACCACTAATCCATTTTACAAGCTTATCTCCGTACAACGTTAAAAGAGTGATCCCTACAGTTAAAGCCGTCTGCCAACTAACTATGGAAGAAACAACCTGTTTCCAAACAGGTGTAGCAGCTTGTCCACTCTTTCTCAAAGCTTCAAACTGAATCCTAGCCCTCTTTATTTCATCGGCAAGAATTGGCAAGTTATTAGAGATAGCCAAAAAGAAAGTTCTCCACCCAGAAGCCAAAGAAGGGAGCTCACGACCTATTTGTTGAATAGACATGCTTAGTCCATTCCAGCCGCTTGCATAATTACCGACATTCCTTTGATGATTCCCAATCGTTGCATCTAGCTCTTTTATTTTTGCATCTGCCTGTTGAATAGAAACTAATAGTTCTTTCCCGAATGGAGATGTTCGCTCACTTTCTGTCAATGCTCTATAAGCAGCTCTCATCCTACCTAAAGATTGAGAAAGAGCATCCATAGAAGTGGCGACAGCATTGTCTAACTTAGCGTTAGCACTCAAACTCTGTCTTACTTCAGCAAGTGCTGTTTTATGAGTAAGCAAAGAGTTATTTAATTGTTCCAGTCTCCTTTGTTGAGCAGATGAAAGGCTAGAAGATTCCCCCTGTGATTTAGTGATCTTTTTTATTTCTGCGTTAAGTAGCCGGATCGCATTTTGCTCTTCTATTAACCTCTTTATATTTTGTCCTCTCGTACCAAGAACATCACCGATTTCAGCTTTTAGTTCTTCATACGCTTTAGCCTGCGCCTGAATAGAAGCTGTTTCCGAAGCATTATCGGAAGAAAATGATGAAGTACTAGAAGAAGATACATTATTTACTTTTTCCGCCTGCGACATTTTTTCCTGTGCCCGAATAATTTTATTCGAAGCATCAATAATTTTATTTGCAGACGTTGTTATCCTAGCCTCCGTCTCTCCCACCTTAGCGGCTAAGGCATCATATTGAGTTGTGAGACTCTTTAATTGTGCCTCCAAACCTTGTGCTATATCAATATCTACTTTTACATTGATACTTTTCAATGACTTCTTTACATTCTCGATTTCTTGCTTCAATTTTTGGAGCTTCTGAATGTCACTGTCTACATTTGCAAATATCCCTGCCATATTTATTTATATATTTTCTTTTGGACTTGCCTTATTGCGTATTTTCTTGCTGCCGTCAACACATCATATCCCTTTGATTCTACAAAAGAGGCATAAGGCATTCCGTCAGCTAAATATAATCCGTCTTGTGGCTTTTCCGAGTATATCAACATATTTTCTGTATTTCTCACAGCTTCGGGATGCCCTCCATCATCTCCTACTTCAATAGCTACTATACGCCCATCTCTTACCACACAGAAACCAGGAGCATTACGTAGATTAAATGTATGATTTTGATATTCTCCGTTTTTCTGGGCGTAACGTATGGCGTCTTTCCCTATTTCTACTAACTTAGAAAAGAAAGCGTCCTCTATTTGTTTTTGAAGTTCGCTCAATCCGCTATCATCCCCTATGAATTCCATACCTACTTATTTTGACGCCTTCGTGATGCCATATCTTTACCCTTCACTTTCTTTATTTTATCTCCAAATACTTGATGTATTTTATCACGTTGCATTAAAACCAGATTTCTATATGGTATTTCATATACAACTTCTTTATAAGACAAATGCAAATTTTCCATGAACGACGCAATTTGTCCTAATAGCGTTTCATTACCGGCTATTTCGGTGTCGCTGCCAGCAGGCTTACGTTCTTCGCTAAGCCGACAGCTTTCTGAAAAACCGATACATCAATCATTGAGATTGCTTCTTCCACACCATTTACGCACTCTTCATAAGTACCTTTAGAAAGTTCCTCAAAAAGACTATCATCACCGTTAATAAACCATGAAAGAGCGTGAGCATAGTATTTTAAATCTGCTAGAGAAATCAGAATCTCTCTTAATGTTTCTCCCTCTCGCACATCACATAAGTATGATATAGCATTTGACAAACTGTGTATAGTTGGAGGATATATTGTATATCCTTTCTTATTCACAATAATTGTCCTAAAATCATTTCCAATAATTGATTGTGATATAACTTTTGCTCCTTTGTTCATAACTATCTTATTAAAAAGGGGCAAGAACGACAAATCCTCACCCCTCACCACTTTACAATATAGATAATGTCTCTGACGGTTGCGTCCCATCTTCTCCTGAAGAGCCATAGTTTGCAGTACTCCCAGCGTTCACCCGCCTTGATCTAGCTGAATAACTATTTGAATTCGTAGCTGTTTCAGAAGAAGCAAGTGCTACATTTTCAGATCTTCATACCCCTTCTTTTACTTCACTCGCATCAAACCAGTATTCCGGCATAACAGCCTCATTTAAAGGTTCTAACATCGTAGCTACAACTGCAATACCAACCGCACCATCAGTATTGGCTTCACGAGCTACTACATTTGCATAAGGAAGAACGCAATACTGATCGTCTTGCGTTAATGCAATCAAACATTTTTTCACCTCCACAATACCACGGGCACGCTTCCAACCTTTATCGGTATTAATAATTTCACCGCCCATAAGTTCTTTTTTTGTTGCATAATCATAGCGACCAATCGTGAAGTTAAAGGTCACATCTCCCATTGCTTTAGCTCCCATACGGTAAGTTGAACCTGTCAGCTGATTTTTGTAAGGTTCTTGCGTAGGATCTCCTTCTTCAATGGTCCACGTGTCTTGATGCACATTTTTAATCTCGGTAGCAGATCCGTTCGTTTTTACTAGGGCATATAACGCTGTACCTGTCAAATCAGCTGATACTGCATCTTCATCGGCATACCATAATCTTTTTATATCAACCGCTGATATTTGTATACTTTCCGCCATATCTTTTATATTTTTATATTTAAAACTTTAAACTTTAAAACCACATTTACATAACTACATGCAAGCTTTAAATCTTCTTCTATCCCTATCCGGTCTATTTCCCAATGATATTGAGTACTATCAAACACTCCACTTTCTCCTATTAAAAACTGTTTTGCAGTTCTTTCCAACTCGTTTAATCGTACCGTATTAGTCTTACCACTGGTCAAATATGGAACGCAGATGTTGATATGAGGATAACATATCTCCCAATAAGTTTCCGGCTCCAAAGCGTCTCTTACAACAATCACTATTAATTCGTTTTTTACACCTTTCTTAATGGTATTCCAACTGTCGTAAACGTCTTTTATCAAGAAGTCTTTTAGCTTATCACACAAAATCTTATATATGTCAGTCGTTACAATCATACCCAAATATCACATCTACCCTTAAACTCCTCCGAATAGCATTCGGCATTCTTCTTCACATCTCCCTCTCCTACAGTATTTCCTTCAGCATCCAGACACCTGATATGAGATCCTAAAACAATCTTTTTACCCTCATAAACCACATGGTAATTATATACCCAGCGCTCACCATTGACAGAAACTTCCTTTTGTTGGGAGTTGTCATGGCAGAAGCAATCTGTTACATCTTGCCAAGACTCTCCACCGGTTCCCGGTATTGGTCGGTTATACTCGTCGTTCTCTTCTGGAGTAATAACCTGTATTTGTAATTTATGTGGGGCAGTTTCTAGCATATCACCAAAATGTTACTTTAGGTTTATCTGTATTCAGTTCGTCCTTCAGTCCATACTTATTGCATAAAAAAGAATAATAGGACTTTATACCAGAAATATCCCAAGAAAGAGACTTTGAATGACCGTTTTCTGATACCGATTTAGAAGTAGCTCTAAGCAATAAGGAGGGAATAAATCTTGCTATCGCAACAGAGATAGACTGCATATTATTTTCAGTCATTTCCCCGTCAGGGTCAACCCCGGAAGAAAGATTAATCTCTACCAAGTCAGCCTCCGACAATAATATGCCGAAGGACTGAAACTTTTGCTTTATGTAGTCACTAATTATCATACTTACGCATTCATCGTATCCAGGTCAAAAATTACAATCTTGTTTGGAGATGTAAATTCCGGAATCCATTCGGCTCCATATTCCATGAAGCGGCCTTCATCCGTACGTATGTTGGAAATATACATACCACCTTCTGAACGGGTGTAAGTCTTTCCCGGAACCGGATCGGTTATTTCATACGGAGTATGCCAGCGCATCTTTCCCTGTTTAGGAGTGGTAAACAAAGAAATACGGTTGTCTTTAAATACCTGTTTGAAAGTGCCGTCTGACAATTCCACCAAATCTTCGTTGATTACGATAGGCGGCAAGCCCAATCCTCTAAAGATAGTGGTCGCCATCTCACTGGACATAAGCCCGGCAGACAGTCGGACTTCTTTAGAATCAAAGCTTTGTTTGTAAAAATCCCCAAAGTCCTTTGATCCAATAATGCTGTTTATAAAAGTCCTTCGGGACATTTCCATAGAAACGAACATGCCGAACTTGGTACGTAATTCAACGGTTTTCTCCATAAGATAACGAACAAAGTTCAGTTTGTCTGCAACTTGCGGAGTGATACGATGAACCGGCAACTCCATTTCAAGCAATTCGATTCCTTGCGGATTGTCATCTACTTTTACGGATGCTTTACCATCAGAACGAAGGTCACCGTCCACAATATCCATACGTTTGTGTGGAGCAAGCAATACCTGACGCATATCATCTACAATGTAGTTGATAATGTCGTCCAGTGCGGCCCGTTGATCTGGTGTCTTCGCCTGATTGAACTTATTGATTAGTTCTTGAAGCATATCGAGTCTATCGTTGTCCATCTGGTATCTATCCCCCATATAGGCAACTTCGCCATATCCGGAACCCAAAGATTTACGCTCTCTTAACGGCTTGTTAGAGTTACGGTCAATTACAGAACCGGCAACAACACCCGTTACTGTTCCCAAATATGTTTTGAACACACGGGATTTCGTTTCCTCAAAATCGAGGTGCTTTTTCCAAAAGATTTGATCCAGCCTTAGAGCCTGCACACGGTCGATAACCGCTTTCACCACTCCCGGATCATTCAGTAATGTTTGAATAGTCAAATACATAGTTCCTCCTTTCTTTAATAAGTGAACATGAATCTGTCACCCAAAGTCTCCTTATCCTTATCGGAGATAGGAACAATGAGTCTTGTCGGTCTGATCTCGTACGCTTGGCCTATAGCGGTAACAGTTGCACCCGCTTCTACTTTAGTCCATTCATAATTTAAAGCCGTTGCTGTTGCTTTTGCCGTTTTACCGGCTGCGGCAGTAGCTTCAAACAATACCGCATCCTTTTCTGCGGCAAGCGTTGGCGAAGCGGCCAGAGTAACGGTATCATATTCCGCATTACTTTTGTCGATAGCTTCAATTGTACCGCCATTTGTACCGTTACCAATATGCATACCGACGTACGCAAGAGAATTTTTCTTGATCTTCAACGAAGTAGAACCGGCAGTGATCTTTTCGGCTACTTCAACGTTCAAAACAGCTTTTGCCGTTCGTTTCACAAAATCAAGAACCAAAGGGGTAAGAGGCGGGATCTGCGCAACCCCTGTCAAATTCGAAATATCCAGATTGAAGCCACCGGAATATCTATAAACCGTTTCAAAACGGCACATTTCCGGCATTTGTTTCTCAATCGGATTTAAATCATACTTAAAACCTGCTGGCATAATTAATCCTGTTTAGAGTTTTTAATTTCTTCAGTTCCCTTGTTTATCAGGGTGGCAATGTCATTTGAATTGTTCTGCTCATTGCTTCCCGATTCGGGAGTTCTCACATCTTGAAATCCTGCGTTGGCAAACGTCTGCTTTGCATCCTTGAAATAGTTATCCAAGTTTGCATCTTCGGGAATGCTCAACATAGGAACAAGGCTTTCGGGAATACCATACTCCTTCGCTTTTCCCATGATTTGCTCTTGGCGAGTGGCCTGCGCCTTCTCCGTTTCAAGTTGAGTGAGCTTGTCAGAAAGAGGTTTAAAGGCTGCACTCACTGCGTTCGCAATGATGGTCGCTATATCATCTTTCTTTTCTTCCGGCTTCGGATTTGGGTTAGGATTGGGATTCTCGATTTTATTTTTCAATTCGTCCAATTGTTTTTGTAGACCCGATTTTTCGTTTCTAACAGTATCAATGTCTCCTTGAAAAGCCTTCAGAAGTCCTTCGACCCCACTAATAGCAGTTTCTATTTGACTTTCTTCAGTTACGGTTTTAGACAAGTAGTCAGCCACCCCGTCAAACGCTTTATCACCAAACCCAAAGGTTTTATACTTCGTTTTTAGTGCTACTAAGATTTTTTCTTTCATACTGTATGAATTAGTTTTTATTTTCAACAGCATAAAGTTACACTCAAAGAAGAAAGCTATAAAATAATTACATGAGGGATAAACCACAATTGCCCAATTGTGGGAAATTAGTTGTTTTAAGGCATAAATAAATGCTCTTCTTTGTGATATTAGCCGTTCTAATAGACAGAGAATACAAGGTAATGAAGTTAGTGCTATTGGTGAGAGAGAAGGTGATGCTGAAACTGTTAATAATTAACATTGTGAGGTTAGTGATGGTTAAATAACCATTGAAAATGCTCAATTTAGTGATCGTTTGTTGGGTGTTTGATGTTGTTGTTGTATATTTGCACGTCGATATGTACTAAACACATAATTATATAGCAATAACACTTACTAGAAATATAGATTGTCTTACAATTAATTATTTCTATGAAAGGAGATAAACATGAAGCCATTATTGTACACGCAACACACACTGATGATAGAAAATCCTTCTAAATCACTTCTCATGCTTACGAATCAGCTAAGGGATAAGAAGATATCCCATTTAGAAAGAGAAGTTTTTTTTATTTCCCCCAATAAATAAACAATGTTTGGTGTATAGTATATGATTTAAAATCACCAATTAATATAACACAATTGCAAAATGCCTATTGTAAAAGCAAAGTCTGAAGAAAACATTATTGCTGCTAATTTGTTAGTAGATAATGGAAAGCTTGCATCATCAATTCATTGTTTATATTACTCTTGTTTCCAATTGTCTAAATACGTGTTAGCTCATTATGAAGGGCTTAGTTACGATATTCAAGATAGGGAAACTAAATCTGTAGATTCTCATTTTTATATTTCTAGTCATATAAGTGAGAAGTTATCCAAAAAGAATAGATTTTATGGAATTGACTATAATACTTATTATGGCATATTAAAAATGTTAAGAAAGAGAGCAGATTATTCTAACGAGGAAATAACAGACAGAGATGTTGTTAGAGCCAAAGATAGCGCTGAAAAATTGAACAAATTACTCACTGAAAAATATGGAATATTATGAATGCTAAAGATTTTATTACTGAAAGTTTGGTTAGAATCGCTAATGAAATATCTCAAATTAACATAAGATATGCTTATGATGAGATTACTAATTTCCATATTATAGAAATTTCTCCAGAAGAAATAAGAAGAGGGGATGAAAAATATATGGAGATGGAGTATGAGTTGTGGAATAATTTTCGTACAATGTTTCCTCATGAGGATATTTTAATTTGTGAAATTAGCGACACAAATAATATGGATAATATATTATTTGAAAAAATAGCCCCAATATCCATTTCAGGGTATACTTCTTGTGAAAGTTCATGTGTTATTCCTGATTTTGACGGGATATATCAATCTTTCAATTATACAATTACTGAAAATAATTATACCAATACAATTGAATATTTTAATCTTGCAGTTTAAATTATGACAGAAAAAGTAGCTAAATTCCGACTAAAAGAATATAAAATAAATAAGGCTAATATAGAATTTAATCCTTCTATGCCAATTTCAGAAGACATATCTATTGAGCTTGAAAGAAAAAGTATGTCTAATGAAGACGAAAATCTGTATAGATTAGAATTCGGTGTAAAAATTGCAGATAAAGAACAAAATCTTCAAGTATATGCAAATCTTATTGGATTATTTGAATTTGATTCAGACATAGATGATAGGACAAAATCTATATTTTTTAATATAAATGCTCCAGCTATATTATTCCCTTACGTAAGAGCGTATATTTCTACTCTAACTTCTTTATCAGGAATTAGGCCGATCATATTGCCAACAATCAATCTTGCAAATCTTGAAGGAAAGCAAAATTAAGAGTGGTGTGTAAATTATATATAGAAGCGGAGTAACCTCCGCTTTTCTTTTGCCCTCTTGCGAAGGGCGGGAATGAGTTACAATGTTGACTCCGAGAAATCTAATTCGTAGATAACCTTTCCGCTTTCATCCCTTTTGAATTTTCCCACGCAGATAAGTTCGGGGAATCCGGGTTCAGGTGCCCAAAAAGGAACGGATATTGCATCTCCTTCGGCAAGATTCAGCGTTTTTACTAGCTTTTCGGCTTCTTCCTTGCATGTTTTCTCTAATATTTCCATGCTGTCCGTAGTTTTACCGCAACGGACTACAAATTCATTTTGAATGTTTTCTTTTTTCATGATTATATCGTGTATAATGAGTATCAAAAGATATCCAAAAATTTTTTCACACTAAACTTATCTATAAAAAACTTATCTAAAGACTCTGATCCTTCCCTAGAAAAAGAGTTCTTAAATTTATTATCTTTTATGTATTTATTATCTATAATTGATGAACGATTTCCTGTATTTCCCCACCCATCGATCATTATTCCACCTCCTTTTGTAAATTGTATATCCAAGATTGTAACTCTGTATTTTTTATCTTTTAAATCTATGATGACTTTATATGCTAAGTCATCATCAAATATTGTATTTCCAATTTTGCTACCTTTATATTTGTTGAAATCAATTTTGTTACCAGAAGAGCTTCCGATTATCCTAGATTCAGTTTGTTCGGCTATGCTTATATTCCCAAATATTTTAAAGTAATCAATTACTTCTTGAGTTGAAAAAGAGGTTTCATATACCTTCTGCCATATAATTCTATCATTAAATATTTTAAAGTTTAAGAATGTATCTTGAGAGTATACAGACGTAGCCAGGTTTACTAAAAGTAATAATAAAAACTTCTTCATATTTTGTGTGTATTATGGTTGTACGGAGGCAAATTAACATACAAATGCACACAAATGCAAATATTTCCTTACCTTTCTTTGGTTTTAGGTGATTTTTCTAGCATTAAATAAAAGTAGGAAGAAATAAAAAGCCTCACTCATATATAGGGCTCTAAGCAATTTATCCAAATACAGATTTAGCTTTTACAAAAGTAGAGTATCTTTCAAAATCAACATCATCTATTATGTCTTTAAACCTTCCTTTGTATACCCTTTTAAGTCTATCATAATCTATAGAATATTCTTTTTCCATTACACTAGGGTCTGTTACTTCAGTATTTTCTTTTACAATTTTCATATATGATTCGTAAACGTCTAATACAAATTCCTTTTTAAGCATCTCTTTTGCTTTATCTGTGTTTCCAATAATAAATTCCATTTTAGCCGGAGAAAGATCAGAAGATACATTAGGTAGCGATTTCCTTATTTTTTTGACATCATTAGTCATTCCCCATAACTTGAAAAATAGAATAATTTGTAATATTCCGAATACGATGATTACGATAGATACAAATAGTGTGATACCTTCCATGATTTACAATTTAATTAATAGCTTTTATTTAAAGAATATATTGTCATTATAATAGTGGGAGTTGTCATATTATCAATCCATATTTTATCCCACATACGAGAGAATACATAGTCATCCACATGCTGATAATCTATTTTCTCAACTTTACCATATCCGCTACTATCTAATCCTAAACAATCAGCACAAAAATTTATGAATTCCACAAGTTCTTTGGTTAAAAGGTTACTTCTCCCTTTAAATATGACATTTAATTCATTTTCTGCGACTTCTAATATTTCAGCTTCATAGAAAATTCCAAGTTCTAACTTTTTTAAGCGTAGTGTATAATGTTTTACTTCATTTCCATACGGGCTTGTTTCTGTATGAGAGTATACTGGATTATATTGAAAAAGATTATTTATATCAATCGAAAAGAAATCTTTTATATCTCTTTTAGGAGGTATATCCTGTTTACCTTTAAATAAATTGAATAATCCCATGCTATGTGTGTTTTATGTTATACAATGCGCAAACGTACAAAAATCAAAAATAAAATACAAGTTTTGCAATACCTTTCTGATTTCAACACATGAAAATCCCCGTATCTATTTAATACGGCAACTAGGTAATTTGAAAAAAGGGATTATAAATGAAGAAAAGCCGGATTTCTCCGACCTTCACTTTTTATCACTTATCCTTCGATAGGTTTTCGACTTGTTCTTTAAACGATTCAAAACGGGATCTATCTTGATTAAAATCATTATGATATTTAGCACGTATTTCTGCTATTACTTCCCAAGACACACCTTTGTTTGTAGCTTGATTTACGACTTTTTTTTCTTCTTCCTTGAAAGTTTTACTTTGCATTCCCATAATTACCTCCTTTTTATTTGGTTTATAGTTTTTCCGCTAACTTTTTAATATCCTCCTTACTCGAAACTTTGTGGATAGTTCCATCTAATTCGATGTAGCCGTTTATATTGGTTGGTTCCTCGAATAGTTCAGTAATTCTCACGTTTAGGGCATTGGCTATCTTTTCCAATGTATCTTTAGTAGGATTACCATTGATTGCTTTAGATAAACCCACAGCCGATAACCCTATTCTTTCCGCTAACTCTTTTTGAGTTATTCCTGCTTGCTTGCAGATATCCAATATTCGTAACTTCATAATTATACTTATAGTTTATTGCTTGCAAATATACAAAATTATAGCATTAGTTATTATTCTTTGCTTGAAAACATACTTCGAGTATATCAAATTAGCATTTATTAACCTTATAAGGTTTGTTTGTGTTATAATCGTAGTTATATTTGCATCGTAATAATAAAACTAAATGTTTAACGACTAGCATACATACGATTATGAAACGTTACAACTTATCCCAAATAATGAAATCCGCTTGGCGCTCTTACAAACGTGCCGGCAACGAAAGAACGTTCTCCGAATGTCTGAAATCAGCTTGGAGCCTTGCAAAATTGCAAGAATACTGCTCATCGGAAGCGGTAAAGGCTAGAACGGATCAGTTCTTGGCGGAAAGACATGAAGCCATGAGCAACGCTGCTAAGGCTACAATGGATAAGGGGTACAATAATAAGAGCATACCGGCATCGGCTTACTATACGGCTAGTACTGGAAGATACGGTGCTCATTACGTAGGAGATTAACCATTAAAATATACGAATATGCCAGAAATTACAATCATTGTATTATGCCTGCTTGCCGGATATAAGATGTTCGGTGATGATAACGACAGGTTTTTCATGTGCTAAGCAAGAGCGACACGATAGTATCAACACATTAAATAAAATCATTATGGAAACAAGAAGTTTGGAATTATGGTCTACCGATAGGATTGATTTGGTAGAAGCGAAAAACGGTCAAGCCGTGACCTCTTCTTTGGTGGTTGCGGATTACTTTAGGAAGGCACACAAAGATGTACTGAAAGCGATTAGAGGATTGGAGTGTAGTGCCAATTTCACAGAGCGCAATTTTGCGCCCTGTTTGTATATCAATGAGTTATGCAATAATGTAAAGAAAGAACTCCCCATGTACTACATGACCCGTGACGGCTTCACCTTCCTCGCCATGGGCTTCACCGGAAAGGTAGCCGCCCAGTTCAAGGAAGCCTACATCAACGCCTTCAACGAAATGGAAGAAAAGCTCCGATCCGAGCGTTGCACCAAGTACGCAGAACGCATCGTCAGAAAACAGGTGAAGGAGTTCAACCAATCATTGCAACAAACGCTCGCCAGCGGTCGCAAGAAGCACGGAAACACTTACGGTGGATTGATACCCTACGGAAAGGAAGAAGTTGCGTACAACCCGAAAGAAAGCATGGAATCGAATCTAAGGCGGATATTCGGTCAAGTACATGAGATGTGCAAGGATGGCTTTCTAATGACTTCGTTAGCTGTAGAGACGAACAAGATGCTACAAGAGCTTATTAACAAGAAATAGAGTAGTCAGGGGGCTTCGGCCTGGCACATTAGTTGACGCCAATCAGCAGGAAAGGGTAGCTTTAAGGCTGCCCTTTCTTTATGTCTGTACTCATGCAACGTTTCGCTCCCGGACCATATTTGAGATAATGGCGTAAACCTTATCCAAGATATTATTTCTTTCCGCTATTTCAAGTTTTGTTTCTCCCTTGAACTTCTTCTTGTAGTTACTAATAGAAATGTGATAGAGGTAATATAATTGCTCATAAACCTTGTGCCAAACGTCCTGTTGTCTAGTGTTGGTTGCCGAAGCATATTTGTTCACCAGTTGGCGGATCTTATCACGAAGAGAAATTTCCGGTACCTTTTCAGATGAAACAGCAACCGCTAACAACAACTTCCCGTTTTCTTCTCTCTCCTGTTCCATCGCGTCCAGTCTCTTTTCTACGTTTTCAATCCGTTTGCTTTGTTCAAGCAAAGCTTGTGCGGACTGGACCAGTATTTCAAGTTGGGATAATGGCTTCAGCTTTTCCTTTAGAGCTTTTTCCATCGCATTGAAAGCTGCAATATAATCAAGTTTAAAGCGCATAGCCTTTTTCCCTGTAAATCCCATAGCCAGCAAAGTAAAACCGTCACGATTCATTATAAACATTGGGTATTCTTGCTTATTTTGTTCGTTAACATAAATAGTTTCAACAAACATGGGGTCAGCCGAATTTTCGGCACACCCCTGTATAAGTTCCCTAATAGCATCTAAAACATGTTTATGCTCTTTCCCGAACTTTTCAGCCACCAACAAGCTACTTGTTAGCGCTTGGTTGTTCTCACCTTTAAATACTAAATCGTTCATATTATTAAATATTTTGTTCTATTTTTCCTATGATTTTTGTATAACCATCGGAATTTTTCCGACCACACACCCTAAAAATTGTCCTTTTTGACTGATTCAGAAGATTCTTTCTGTTCTTCCTCCTCAATCTCTTTCAGGACTTCATCCACCCTTTCGGCATTACCGGCAAACAAAATACCCTCTCTCCGGGACCATACTTTACCATCTATTGCACTAACTGCCGTTGTTACCCGTTCATCAATATCATCAATCATATATGGAACCAAATCCACATCAATATCAATAGTCTGGGACGCCTTGTCAAATTCGGATGGGTTAATATCCGCCAAAGCTGATACCAAGAAGTTTACCCTCCGTTGAAAGAACTCTCCAATTACTTCCGCATGATTAGATACCGCCATGTGCGCACCCATAAAAATATACCTGAACGCTTTCCCTGAAATGGCATTTCCAAGACCTTTCAATTCTTGCGGTGATATGCGTGGGGTATTCGTCAGGTCGTATGCCCTGTTAGTAAGCCCTTCGAGTTCCAATTTAACCGTATCAGGAACCTGATTCCAGGTCAGATATTGAGCGTTTGCCTTATCTCCGGTCAATTGTATGATTCTGTTGCGTTTCTTCCCTGTAAAGCCTGACACGTCCCCAAAGAGCATTAAATACGGGAAGAAATGGTAATCTATACAATCGGCATAGCTTGATAATATCTTCTCTATGCGTACACGTATAGTCTTTATCTTATGGCAATAAGTCTCCGGGCGATAACCATATAAGACAGGAAGTTTTTTAAACCCATGCCTGAAAGACTTCTCCTCTACCGCTTCCCACCTATTCGTATTTTCCCACTGGTAAACATGTGTAGCGGTAACAGTTTGAAAGCATACTATTTCTACATCGTCCAAGTCTTTCTTTTTATATTCACGTGAGAAGGCAACCAAATCTCCGGCATCATCAAAGAAAGGGTAAAGTTTATCTCCCCTGAATGGCGACCATATTACGCTGCGGAGCTTATTTTGCGGCCTCACACTTCCTCCGAAGGCCTTCTGTATTTTATTCCAGAATTTAGCCCAGAACGAATCATCTTTGACTGCATACCAGTATTCGGCACATTCCTGTTCAGAAAGCCATGAACGGACTATACGTTTATTCTGGTACTTTATTTTATTCTTCTTCAATACTTGCTGGATAGCATAAAATAACCCTTTTTCGTCCTCATTAGACGGAGCGCAATCCATCTTAGGCTCAACTCCTACCGTAAATGCTGTTTGAATATTGGTTATATCTTGCTCCAGCGGGATAGATATACGGTTGCACGGCTCTGTACGTTTTTTAGCTGGGATAGTAGTGCTTTTACCGGTACTATCATTCCATTCTTCCCTTTCCTTCTCTTCAACAACTTCGATATCCGGGTATTTTTCTTTATCCACAATGATTTCATGCAAATCAGCATTCCAATCCTTCCAGTTTTCACCGGTATTGGGTTCCTCCGTTTTACGCCCTTTCTTCAAATATTCGATCTTCTGATCTACATCTTCTAATGCTAAAATCTCTTCTAATGTCATATTGATATATTTTTAACGTCCAAAAATCCCCGAATAATCTTTAGGTTTCTGAATTTTACCAAGAAGCTCACCCAATACATAATAACGGGCTGCATCGATAGCGTGGTTATCATGATCTTCCGGTTCATTTATATAGTTCCCATCTTTATCTTTAGCCCACACATATTTCCGTAGTTCTTTCTGAAGATTGTATGAACGTTTAGTTACAAAAATCTCCATGGTCTTCATTTTGTCTATACCTGCGTTAATAGAACCCGCTCCCTTTTCGACAGGATATATTTTTATCCCTCCATTGTGTATTTCTTGAATCAACCGTGGGTCAGCACTATCGGCTATAACCTTCAATCCCCATGGACGAAGCGTTTTAATGATGTCAGAGGAAAGAAGCCCGGTCCGGTAATCCACTTCATCCAAATACAGAGCATTATCAATAATTCCGCAACGAATAGAGGCGGACGGGTCATGAGTATACCCGAAATCTTGCCCAAAAGCAACCTTTTTGCACCAAATCGGGAACTCATCAACAATGCCCCATTTTTTGAATACAGCACCTTCTGCCACGTCAGCCCATCGTCCGATAACCACATGAGCATATTTATCCGGATCATTTACTTTCATATCCTCAACCTCTTTCAGAAACTCCGGTGAAAGATTCTCCAAATTATCAAAACAGGTGGTGTGGATATGAAGAACATTCGGATGAGTAGAGACTTGCACCTGCACTCCGTCAATCTCTACGAGCTTGTGAGTATTCTCGATGTACTTTTTATAAATGAAGTGATTAGAGTCGCAGGGGTTCATTATGATGATAATCCGGTTCTGAATCCCTTTCTTACGGATGGAGAGCATTATCTTATCAAATTCTTCCTCATTCGTCCACTCTTCCGCTTCATCGCATACAAAAGTAGTGATACCCTGAATAGATTTTAATTTTGCCGTCTGATTACCGGAAGAAGTCTTGATGCCTCGGAACATTATACGACTATTAGTCATTTTATTGACTATATCCGTCTTGGTAGTCTTGAAATACTTAGTTGTTCCGTCTAGCTCTATCTTCTCCATCATTTCCGGAATGATAGACATACCAGCGGAAACCATCGTGTAGCGGGTGTAGAGAACCTGATGCACTATCTTTTCTACCGGAGTCATTTCAAAGGTCAACCGTTCAATGAAGGTGGAAGCATTAAAGGATTTGCCGGAGCCACGACCACCGGTGATAAGAATAATGAATTTATCCGTATCAGTGTATAATGGATGGTAAATTTCTTGAGGTACTATCATTTCAGCTTGTCTTTAATCCAGGAATCAATACTAATACCGTGGTCTATATTGGTAGGTATATTGGCATCTTCGGGCTTTGTCTCTTGCATAGGCTTTCCCCATAGCTTTTCGGTCAGTTCCTTTAACGTAGCGATAGAACCCTTGCCGGAATCTTTATATAATGCTCTGCAAATATTAATGACCCACATGGGGGTATCATCTTTATCTATAATATCCTCAACCTCTTTTTTGGTACATTGCATAACATACACTACAACCTCCTTCCATTCGTCATAGGATATATTATAGGCTTTTTTTGCAATAGTATATAGCTTAGGCTTCCGGCCTCTGTTTAGAGGCTGGTTTTCGCTCGTAAATCTTGTTTTCTTTCCATCTTTAGCTATATTCTTATTTGCCATTTCAAACCGTTTACAAACCGTTTTCTACTTGCTTTATTATTATAAATTACCACCCTCTGTACTTACTAGAGCGATTAGTCCCTTTCATTACTTCTATTCGTTGAATATAATAATTATCAGGTTCATATATACCAGCATCTTTATCGCTTCTTTCGGCTTGTTTTATCGCCTTTTTCGCAACATCAGAACTAATATAACCGTTAGACTCATTTCCCGTTATCTTGTCAACAAATACATATTGAATCTCTGTTGCATTGGAACTCGCTTTTGTAGGTCCCTGAATAGGTTCGGTAAATCCCGGCCCAGTTCTACGGGAAGATTTTGCACTGCCCCCCCTAATTCCTCCTGATGTCTTTGCCATTATCTTTTCCTCCTTCGTCTTAAGGTACTCCCCGATAATGTTGGATTAAGCATCAATACTTCAACTGGATAACCGGTATTTCTCGATAGATTATCCATAACTGTCCTAGTTGCTTTATATATTCTATCCCGATTAGCATTCCCATAAGTCCTAATTAAGCGGTGCATTGCTTTCTTTGCATCTACTCCGCTTCTGATTCTATCACGTCCTCTAATCCCTCCACTTGTTTTAGCCATTTCAATCTCCTTTCTTAACTCTGTTAGCCATAAACTGTTCGACATATATAATGCTGTTTTGCACGCATATATCTTTTATTTTATCTCCACCACCGTAAACTATCATATTAGGAATATCCTTTCCCGATATTTCACGAGCAATCTGAATTTCTTCTTTTAAATACTCCTGCCTGTCAGAATATCCACGGGTCGCAAAAGCGTTATACCCGTCAGGAACACCTAAACGATTCCACTTTTGAAACTTCTTTGCCACATTCAAATCAGCCCACACCTTCACACCACATTCTTGCCAATATCTGGAAATCCACCTCTTTTTGTATATTTGATGTAATCCGTAGGCAACAGGGGTTGTGTCGAACAAAGACAAGTTCGGCTCTATGACAGCCTCACATCCGCTATTAAGAACAGTTGTCGGGTCTTTCCATATTGCTTCAAATCGGTAATCCTCCACATAGAAATGATAGGTGGATATTCCTTTCTTCTGCCTGGTATCAGCGCCCCATGCTGATAAAGGAATTACAAGACCGCTTACTGGCTGTTCGTCCGCCCTTAAATTAGGAATGTCAAAATCATTATTGCTGTCATATATCCTGTCACCAAGCATCATATCGTAGAAATCAGCCTTTTCTATATCCTCTTCGCTTTCTTCTTCCTGTTGTTCCTCTGAACTACGCTCTGAAGACTTTTGTTCCGGCTCCTGCCACACCTCAAATCCCCAATCATCAAGCTCTTTGCCGTCCCATTCATTGGCAATCATATCCCAGTCTGTCTCTCCGAAGGGATTATTATCCTGAATAAGCATTTGACGAAGCTTTTCTACTGGCATATCTTCCGGTAAAATACAGCATGGCACTTCTTTCCATCCTAAATGCCTGTAAGCATGCAAACGCATATTTCCCCCAATTACAATGTATCCACCGTTATATGGGTAAACAAGAATATCCCTTGCTTCTGTCATTTCGGGAAGCTCTTTTATTGATTTACAAAGCTTACGAAATCTTTCTCCTTTGATAAGTCTAGGATTCTTCGGTAATCCCGCTATTTGCCCATCATTGGGATACACTTTAGATATTACTATGTTTTCTCTTTTTATCATACCTTATCTATTATACCATTGTCTTTCAACCGAGATACAATTCCAGTGTAAATATACTCTATATCCTTCCGAAAGTCCTTATAATTATTGTAGAGAACAACCACAGTTTCGATATTGTGGGAAATAAATGTTTTATCGCTGATATTTACCGATTCGGCAATCTTATCCCGAAGTCCTTTTGGCATTCTTCCACCGGCCAATACACTGGGAGCATAAAGGAAAAGAATAATAAATATAAACTTCTTTCTGATATGAACGCTATCCTTATTTCCCGGACAATCCCTAAAATCCTGTATTTCGCAAAACCATTTATATATGGATGGAATATAATCCAGATCTGACATAATAGGAGCAGATAATTCAGACTCTCTTTCCGACAATCTGGATTTCTGCTCTCTGATAGATTTTAACTCTGATATTTCTGAAAACATAGTACGATTATTTAAAAGTAAATAGTATATTTGTACTATGAATTAGGGAAGGGCGTCTATCTGGTGGTTCGGGTGACGCTCTTTTACTTTGTGTTCTTTCCCCATATTTTCGCATTATACAAGGAATAAGCCAGAAGGATTGGATATTACATAGTCCACTATTTTCTTGTATTCATCCGGTGTATATCTTTCTAATTTAGGTGCAGCTATTTTATTTTTAGTAGGCCAGACTATTTTCCAAGACGTGTCCGGAACAATAATATCCAGTTCGTCGGATGCAAAACGGATAAGCATCTTCAAGACAATAAGTATATCAGAACAATATTTTTTTGATTTGCTACCTGAATCAAGAAGTTCATAAATGAACGACATCACTACCTTCTTATTCAATGTTTCTACATCTTCATTACCGAATTTAGGCTTTATTACATTGATAAATATCAATTGATAACAGGATAGTGTAGATTCTTTAACCTGTCGTTTCTTGATAGGCAACCATTCGGCATAAACATCAGTCAATTTCATTTTTTTGTATTATTTCGTCATTAGCATTAGCTTTAATTATCTCCGAAAAAGCAAGAGTATCATCTTTCCGATTGAGAAGAATATACTTTTGTTTTACTTCCTTAGTCAAAACATCACCATGATAAACATATCCCATCATACCACGAATTGACAAGTTGAGTAAAAGAATGGGTATTGAACGTGCAGACAATTCCCAACATGTTATCATATTCTGTGATGGAAAATGTTCCCATGGTATCTTTTTTCTGCAACGCTCCCACCAGTCGGCTATTATCATAGAACCATTTCCGGCTGTGGGCTCATGAATTGAACCGGATTGGCTTGTCATATTTGAACAAAGAACTCCAAGAATATTCGGAGTGAAATCCTGCTTTTTCTGTTTACGTTCAGACAATTCGGTTTCATATATCTCTTGAAACCAATCGTAAGACATATCTCCGTTATTCTTTCGAATAAGCTCCTTGTAAACTTCGTTTCTAGCATCAATATCCCCATCCAACAGATTCATTACAGCACTAGGAAGATCCTTTAGATCTTCGATACCAAACAGATTAAACAACTCTTCTTTCTTCATATCCTAATTTTCTTATTATTTCGACAGTTTTTCTTTTTGCCTTACGAGCGTCAAAAGCCATTCCTTTAGCTGTGCTATACAAATAATTGTAAGGTTCAAATACAATAGTACCTTGCTTTATATAACCGATTACACGTTCTACGGCTGCATAACATAGTTCATCTACTTCCGAATAAGGTACGACCCCATTCTTTACCAGTCTTTTTTTTAGCAAAGGCAGATGACTATACATTTCATTAAGAATCAGGGTATAATCATTTGTCTCTATTGCATCTATAACCTTACCAAGATATTTCTTAGCTCTAGTATATACTTCAATGGCGGGAATAGTTCTTTTAATGGCATATACTTCTTGAATTTTCTGGGACATATATTCACTTTTTTCGTAAACAACAATTCGACCATTCTCATTTGTCATTATAACATCCTTTACCGCATCAGTGGAAGGCTCTATATTCCTGTCTACAAAAAAAAGAAGTTTTGGAAGGCTTAAACAAATATACTTAGCATTGCGGCTAATTGTCACAGCTCCTCCACGAGTACTCAACACCCTGCCACTCTTTATTACTCTTACTTGGAGAGTGGAGATATTCATCTCATATCTGGGGTAACCGGGAATCATTTTCCATTCAGTTTCACTCATTTCTTCTTGTTTATATTTGATTATTTTTATTTTCTAAAACCCATACCCACACTTACCTCCCAAATGGGTGACTGTAGAGGTAAAGGCGTAATGGTATTCACTGTATTTACTCATATTTATTCTTGTTTTACTCTAATTAAAATACACCTCCATCACAGGCGTTAATAATAATTTCTACTATTCTATCACTTTTCATTCTTCCATTTTCGCCCACTCCATCATTATCATCCTTATCAAGT